TGGCGGGCGGCGTCCCCGCATTGGACGACGCAACGCCGAAATATGATCGCGGGCAAGCTTGAGCGGGCGTTACGCGGTGAGGCCGACCCGGACGCCGACGACCCGGACCCGCTAGAGGGGTTCCGGTGCCAGTACTTGAACACCTGGCCTGACGCTTCACCGACGAGGCGGCGCACCGCTGAAGCCGTTGTGACACAAGCCGAGTGGGACGCCCTCGCCGGGTTCGTGCCTGCCGGTGCCCCGGCCGCCGTCGGGGTTGAAGCCTGGTTCGGGGCCGGTATCGCCGTTGTCGCCGCGTGGCAGCTAGGTCCCCGGGTCGGGTTGTCCTGCAACGTCTTCAGCGACCTATCGAGCGCCGGGGCGTACGCGTTAGGGCTGGGGGCGCAGATGGTCCTAGCCGGTAAGTCGATCGCGGGGGACCCGTCGCTAGCGGGGTGTCTGCCCGTCGGCGCTACGTCGCGGTCGTCCGTCGCTGAGCTACGCCGCCTGGTGGATGACGGCGCCGTGACGCACGACGGATCCCCGGGGCTAACCGAACAGGTGCTGGACGTTCGCACCGTCGCCGCTACTGAGGGTATGCGCATCGTGTCTCAGTCCCGCCTAGACGCAATCAAGGCCGCCGTGTGGGCCGCCGGGGCCGCCCGGTCGGCCGTCGAAACACCCGCGATCTTTTGAGCGCTACCAGCCCTGCACGTTCCGGGGCTACCCTGACCCGTAGGGCCAGGGTCGGCCCGGCAACGTGTCCGCCGCCCACCTGGAGTCCCCGTGCCCGGCCCTAGATCCCGAATCCTCACCCGGGCGACATACGCCCGAACGCCGAACAGCTTTCTAATCAATGACCCCGACGGGTTCCCTAGCCGGTATCCGCCCGCCCTGTGGTGGTTCGGGTCCGACACGGGCGGCGGGGCGTACCCGATCGGCCCGAACGGCCCCTGGACGAACGAACGGGCCGCCGCCCAGCCGGTTGTCACCCGGGCTACGGCGTTGATTACCGGGCCTCTCACGTCGGCGCCGTTCCGGTTGCTCGATAGCAACGGGCAACCCCTACCGACTCCCCGGTGGTTGTCTGACCCGACGTTGACGCGGCCGGACGACCGCATCACCGCCGCCCCGTACCCCGGTGCCCTTGCCCGGTCGGTGTTCTGGGCCGCCTGGATCCGGTCGGCTATCTGGTGGGGGCTAGGGGCGTTCGTTTATCAGACGGACCTAGCCGACGGCCCGCAAGCCGGACGGTTGCGCCTCGTCAACCCGGCGGCCCTCTCGACGTCGGCGCCGACGGACCCCGAAGACGGCTACGACGGCTGGCGCTGGTCCCTAGCTGCCGGGGACGGCGGCGCCCCCGTCGTCTTTGACCGGGGGAACGCCGTCACGATCGGCGGGCAGACGTACCGGATATGCGTGCTGCGCAACCCGCATAGCCCGGTGGACGCCGACGGGATGAGTCGCGGCGTCTTCGCTATGTCGCCGTCCGCGTTCCGGCTCGCCGGGCAGATTGACGCGTACACCGCCGGGCAATTCCGGGCCGGGGTGCCTAACGGCTACCTGAAGACGTCCGTACCCGGGATGACCCAGGGCGCGGCCGACGCCCTCAAGGCTGAGTGGATGGCCCGGCACGGCGGGGACGCGCGTTCGGTCGCGATCCTCAACAGCACAACCGAATTCGTGCCGATCAACCTAAGCCCGGTGGACACCGCCGTTGACGCGGTGAAGCGCCTCAACGTCGCAGATGTTGCGTTCGCGTTCGCCCTGGACCCGATGACGCTAGGCGCCGGGCTGAATAATTCGGCGACGTACTCAAACCTGCGGGACGCGTGGGAGAACCACCGGGACTTCGGGCTAGCCCCCTGGCAGGCGGCGGCGCAGGACACCCTAAGTGCCCTCACGGCGGGCGGGACGTCGGTAGCCGTCAACCTAGACGGGTTCGCGAACCCCTCCCCGTCCGAACGGTTCGGGGCCTACAAGGTCGCGATCGATTCCGGGGTCCTGACCGTAGACGAGGCCCGCGCCCTTGAAGGCCTGCCCCCGCTCAACGTCCCGGCCGCGCCGCCCGCGCCGCCCACCCTCGTCCCCGTCCCCGCCGCACCCCCCGCCGCAACGAAGGGCGCCTAGCCATGGCTGAGCTTGCCGACCTGTACGGCGGGCTGGTCACCCGCGCCGCAACCCTTGAAGCGTTCGACCCCGACGAAGGCACGATCTTGGTTCGGGCCGCGCCCTACGAGGTCGAGACAGAGCTAACCCCCGGCCTGTTCGAACGGTTCGCGCGGGGGACGTTCGGGGCCGCTAGCGCCGCCCCTCACCGCGTCAAACTCTGGCTGGGGCACTCGACTACCGGCGGGACCCCCGTGGGCGTAGGGCGCACCGTAGAGGACCGCAGAGACGGTGTTTACGTCCGGTGCAAGATTGCGAACACCGCCGCCGGGCACGATGCCCGCGAACTAGCGGCCGACGGGGTACTAGATGAGTGCAGCGTTGAATTTACGTCCGGCCCGGACTGGTACACCGCCCGGCGCCGCCCGGACGGCGTACACGTGACGCACACCCGGGGCCGCCTGCTAGGCGTCGCCCTCGTCCCCCACGGGGCGTACGCCGACAACGCGAAGATCGTGGAAGTCCGGGACCTACGCGTCGAACCCGACCCCCGCGCGGCGGTGATCGCGGCCCTACGGGCGTTGACGTCCTAGCCACGATGCCCGACCGCGACTACCGTTGTGCCACAGCGGTTCTGCTAACCATTGCCGACCCCTTGAGCACCTTCCTGGCACCCCCGGCCCCGGCGAACACCCCCGCGAATCCCCTAATCGCGCAATTTTCGCTGGAGGTACCCCGTGGCTAACGCCGTGCTCGACAAGCTCAGGGGCGAGCGGGACGAGGCCCGCGCCGCCGCCCTCGCAATGGCCGAATCCGAAGGATTCAAGCCCGACGACGCAACGTTTATCGACCTTCAGACGAGGGCCGAACAGCTTGACGGCCGGTGCTCAGCCCTGGCCGGGATCCTTGAGCAGAGGGCCGCCGACGCTGAGCTAGACCGCCGAATCTCTAAGGCCCCCGACCGGGCCGCGCCGGGGATGCCCGCCAGCCCCGGGGACCTGTTCACCCGTAGCGACGCCTACACCGGGTATGCCTTCCGGGGGACGTCGGGCCGGTTCTATCTCGACGCCGACGCCATCCACGCCCGCGCCCTGCCTACGGGCATCGCGGATATGATCGCGGCGGGCTACAAGGGCACCCCGACCCGGATTGACACCACGCCCCCGGTCGCGCCCACCCCGTTGCTCGACGCCGTGTCAACCGTCAACGTGTCCGGCAACGCTATCGAGTACGTCGCCTGGACGAAGGTAGCCGGGGGCGCGGCGAAGGTCGCAGAGAAGGCCGTCAAGCCCTCCGCCGAATTCGCGCCGACCGTCACCAGCGCAACGCTCGACACGATCGCGGTTTACACCCAGCTAACCCGGCAGCTTATCGAAGACGAACCGGCCGCCCGGTCGGCCATCGATAACCTCATGACCCAGGACGTGGTACGCGCCGAAGAGGCAGAGGCCGCCGCCGTCCTAGCTGCCGCAACGGGTGCAATCCCCGACGCCGCCAGCCCGGACAGTCTTATCGCCGGTATCCGGATGGGCGTCGGCGTCGTGCAGGCCGCCGGGTTCAACCCCACGGCCGTCCTGTTGAACCCGACCGACTGGGCCGCAATGGACGTTGCAATGCTCACCGGAACCCTAGGCGGCGCAACGGTTCGCACGAACTACTGGGGGCTAACCCTCATCCCGTCAACGGCTCAGCCCGTCGGGACGGCCGTCGTCGGTGACTTCCGGGCCGCCCTCTCGCACTACATCCGTTCCCAGGTCGCCCTCTACATCACCGATAGCCACGCCGACACGTTCCTATCTAACGTGTTCACGCTGCTGGCTGAGCGCCGGGCGAAGACGGTAGTGGTTCGCCCCCAGGCGTTGTGTGAGTGCAGTGGCCCGGCGATCGTCCCGTGAGCACCGACGACAAGAGAGGGCGCGACGTGAGGCACGAACGCGAGACGACGACCGAGACGACGACCGCGACGACCGAACGCAAGTACGTTGCGCCGGTAGGTTCTGAGCCCGTTGTACCGGGCGAGGATCGGCCGCACCCGCCGACGCCGGACCAGCCGAACGGGCCGACCCTGCCCGGCGAGGCACCGCCGGAACCGTTGCCGGACAAGGGCAACGGCGGGCAGGGCGACGACGCGTGACCGTGCAGGGGGTGCCTACGGTCGCGGAGTGCCGCGCCTGGGGCA